AGCAGAAGTAAATGTCTACACACAAGACGGAAAACTCTTTGTCGAAGGACAGAAAGAGGATACCGAATCAGAAACCACTTATGTCCACAGAGGAATGGCTCAACGATCTTTCACCAGATCTTGGACACTGGCAGAGGACACGGAAGTTAGATCAGTTGAATTTGAGGATGGGTTGTTAAATATTGTTCTGGGAAGAATTGTGCCCGAACATCATCAGAAGAAAGTCTGGTTCTAAATACTTTTGGGTAAACACCAAATATCGTCGCAGACGGAGGGGAAACTGGCAAAATCCAGTTGTAACCCCTCCTTTTTTATGCTATAATAAACGTAAGAAAATTAATATCAATGACTGCCTTAGAATCTCTACAGACTCGTCTAGAAAATTTTAAAGTTACTTATGAGTACAATCCCATGTTCACATATGAAGAGAATCGTGGAGCATGTCTAACTCGTTTGATAGATCAAGCGATGGGTAATTATGTTGAAGAATCTATCCCTGAGTGGGATACTGATCCAAAAGCAAAGCACTTATGTGTTGGATTTAAAATTGACTGGGAAAACTCAAAGGTTGTTGTAGAACAGAAAAAGAATCCCCAGACTGATAATGGTTCATCTCGTAAATCAAATCTTCTTAAATTGAAAGAGTCTGCAGAAGAGAAAGGTAAAACTCCTATCTATGCATACTGGGAAGATCGTCCAAAGAATGATTATATGAAGGATGGTGTCCGACACCTTCATGGTATCGCAATCTTTAAGTTTTTGGGTATTGAAAACCAGTGGGAGAACTTTCTTTCTCATATCAATGTTGTTAAACTGATAATCAAAGAAGACCTTACTAATAAATTCGATGAAAAATTTCAATCCTTTAGCAAACCTACTTTATGAAGAGATTGATTGTCGTAATGCTAAAGTAACTGACTTTGAAGTAAAACCAACAACCATTCAGCAGGTTAGAGATTTTATTGAAAGGTGGCACTACTCTTCTAATGTAAATGGATTGCGTATATCACATGTCTTTGGTCTCTTTTACAATGGAGATCTGATTGGTGCAATGATTTATGGCCCATTAGGCATGGCAAATACTTGGAAGAAATATGGTGATTCTGAAAATGACGTAGTTGAACTTAGAAGACTGTGTTGTATTGATAATACTCCAAAGTGTACTGAAAGTTATTTTATTGGAAAAACATTACGTTGGTTGAAGAAAAACTCTGAATATAAAGTTGTTGTCTCTTATGCAGATGCACACTACAATCATACTGGAATTATCTATAAAGCAACCAATTTTGAATATCATGGATTAACATCCAAAGGAAGAGTGATTGATTTTGAAGGTAAACTTTATCATGATAAATGTATTCGTACATATAACGTATTAAAAAATGAATCTATTCTTTCTGCGAAATTTGAGAATGTAGTTAGAAAACTAAAACCATTTGCTCAGAGAGTAAAAGATGCACTTGAAGATGGTCGTGCAAAATACATCAATACTCCAGGAAAACACATTTATGTCTTTAGATTGAAGAAAGTAAAGAATCTGAATAAAAAGGTAGGGGGGTAAAACCCGTCCTTTTTATGCTATAATAATCGGAGAGGTAAACTAAAAATGTCAATTAAAATTGCACTATTAAAATCAGGAGAATCAGTTATTTCTGATATCAAAGAATTAATTTCTAAAGAATCTAAAGAAAAAATTCATGGATACATGTTCAAAAATCCATATATCGTCGATATTTCTCATAATGATGAAGAAGAAGTTCTTCTTTTAGAGGGTGAAAAAAATAGCAAACCCAATAGAAAAGAGCAACAAGATGGTAAAGATGTCAGTGTAAATTTTATACCATGGATTCCTATTACATCAGACTCGGAAATTATTGTTGCACCTGATTGGGTATTTTCTATAGTAACACCAGTAAAAGAAATTGAAAACCTTTACGAGGAAATGATTAATGGACAAGATGATTAACATAATAGTACTGACGAACAACAAGATATTGATCAGTCAAGTTGAAAGAGTATCTTCTGTATTGGGAGATCCTGATGTAAAAGTAACAAAACCATTTTTGTTAAATGTTTCCGATATGACTTTATCACCATGGTTTATTGATTTGACTGATGAAGAATGGTTTGCGATTTCTTCTGATAAGATTCTTACAACTTTTGAACCAAATTCAGTCTTGCTTAAAAACTACTTGGAATTAATTAACTGATTATTTATGTCTCATCGATTTTACACTAACGTTCAAATGGTCGGTGACCACTTTCTTGTACGTGGGTATGAGAATGGACGGCACTTTGCCACAAGAGAAAAGTTTTATCCTACATTATTTGTTCCTTCCAATAAAGAAACAGAATATAAAACTCTTGAGGGAGATTATGTTGAATCAATAGATCCAGGAACTGTTCGTGATTGTAGAGAGTTCATCAAGAAATATGATGGTGTAAAAAACTTTAAGGTCTATGGTAATGACCGATACATCTGTCAGTATATTTCCGAGATGTATCCTGAAGAAGAAGTTAAATTCGACACTACAAAAATCAAAATATCTACGATTGATATTGAGGTAAAATCTGAGAATGGATTCCCTGATGTAGAGTCTGCCGCAGAAGAAGTTCTTCTTATTACTGTACAGGATTACACTACAAAACAAATTCGCACTTGGGGTCAGGGACCATTCGATAATAGGCAGGAGAATATTATCTACAAAAGTTTCAGAACAGAATATGAGTTACTTAATGACTTTATAAACTGGTGGATGATTGAGACTAATACTCCTGAAGTTGTGACTGGATGGAATAGTGAACTATATGATATGCCTTATTTGGTGAGGCGTATTGACCGTATTCTTGGTGAGAAGTTGATGAAACGACTCTCACCTTGGGGATTGGTGACTGAACGTGAGACTATTGTAATGGGTCGTAAACAGATCTCTTATGATGTTGGGGGTATTACGCAACTTGATTACCTAAATCTATATAAGAAGTTCACTTATAAGGCACAAGAGTCTTATCGGTTGGACTATATTGCAAGTGTAGAACTTGGACAAAAGAAACTTGATCACTCTGAGTTTGATACATTTAAAGATTTCTATACTAACGGGTGGCAGAAATTTGTAGAGTATAATATCATTGACGTGGAACTTGTTGACCGTATGGAAGACAAGATGAAATTGATTGAACTTGCAATCACTATGGCATATGATGCTAAGGTGAATTATAGTGATGTGTTTTATCAAGTTCGTATGTGGGATGCGATCATTTACAATTATCTCAAAAAGAAAAACATTGTAATTCCACCCAAAGAACGTTCAGACAAGGATGCAAAATATGCAGGTGCCTATGTCAAGGAACCTGTACCGGGAAAGTATGATTATGTTGTAAGTTTTGATTTAAATTCTCTTTATCCACATTTAATTATGCAATACAGCATAAGCCCTGAAACATTAATTGGAAAACATCAACTTAATAATCGTATTGCGGAATTGGAAAAAATGCTGTAGGATATCCTCTTATGAAGAGGCAGTTAAATTGACAGAAGAAACTGGTATTCCCCACGAAGTGTACCACATCATTCCAATTTCCAAAGGAGGAAAACATCACGAAAATAATTTGCAAATACTAACAGCAACTGAAAATCGTAAAAAGTATAATAAAATCCTATGAGCAATGATATGTGGAAAGATGTTCGTAAAATGACCCGTGAGGAAATTGCAGAAGAACTTGATGCACTTAAGAGAGTGAGAGAACTTTCCAATAAAGTTAATGTAGATAAACTTCTTAATCAAGATCTAGATTTGGAACCTTTGAGAAAGGTTAATCTTACTATAACAGCAAATGGAGCACTCTATCGTAGAGTAAAAGGTATGCTGCCCGAATTGATGGAGAAGATTTACAAGGATCGCACCATCTATAAGAAGAAGATGCTTATTGCAAAACAAGATTATGAAAAAACTCCGACTAAAGCATTGGAGAAAGAGATTGCACGATGTAACAACATTCAGATGGCTCGCAAGATTCAATTAAATTCTGCTTACGGAAGCGTGGGAAATCAATATTTTAGATATTTTAAAATTGAGAATGCTGAGGCAATTACTCTCTCAGGTCAGGTTTCCATTCGTTGGATTGAGAACAAGATGAATGGATTTCTAAATAAGATTTTACAAACTGAGGAAGTCGATTATGTCATCGCATCTGACACTGACTCAATCTATCTTAATATGGGACCTCTTGTTGATAAATTTCTTAGTAATAAGTCTGACGATAAAACAAAGATTGTTCAGTTACTTGATAAGATCTGCCAAGACAAGTTGGAACCATTCATCGAACAATCTTATACGGAACTTGCGGATTACGTTTCGGCATATGAACAGAAGATGATTATGAAACGTGAGAACATTGCAGAACGTGGCATTTGGACTGCAAAGAAACGTTATATTCTCAATGTATGGAATAGTGAAGGAGTTCAGTATTCTGAACCTAAACTCAAGATGATGGGTATTGAGGCAGTGAAATCATCTACACCGGCACCATGTCGTCAGATGATTAAGGACGGACTCAAGTTAATGATGAGTGGTACTGAAGAAGAAGTAATTGACTTTATTGATAATTGCCGTAAAGAATTCAAGGCACTTCCTCCGGAGCAGATTGCATTTCCCCGTTCAGTATCGGATGTTGTAAAGTATAAATCTCATTCTGACATTTATGCTAAAGGTACTCCCATTCATTGTCGTGGAGCACTACTATTCAATCATTATATTAAGGAGAAGAAACTTGATAATAAGTATTCTCTTATCAATAATGGTGAGAAAATCAAGTTCATTTATCTGAAGAAACCAAATATTATTCAGGAGAATGTCATTTCATTTATTCAAGATTTTCCACATGAACTCGGTCTTGACAAATACATAGATTATGAATTACAATTTGAAAAGAGTTTTTTAGACCCACTCAAATCTATTCTTGATGCGATTGGGTGGAGCACAGAAAAAAAAGTAAACCTTGAATCATTTTTTGTATAATGGACTTGAAAAATAACTAAAGGTGTGGTATAATGCGGCAACAACTGGTCGGGGGCGATGGGTTGTGTAAGACCGCATTTTGTGATATAATAAATACATTACCCCCGACAATAGAATTATGCCAAGAGTAAAACACGGACAGACCAACACGCCTACTTGGATAAGTTGGACTGCGATGGTTGCTAGATACAAGTGGAGACCTGAATATAATAAAAGAGGAATATATGAAGGTTGGATGGGTGACAATGGATATCTTACCTTCTTATCTGATATGGGAGAGAGACCAGATGGTGGTACAATAGAACGAATAGATAATGAACGAGGTTATTACCCAGACAATTGTAAATGGGCCACTATGAAAGAGCAGGAGAATAATAGAAGTAACAACAACAAACTAGAATATAATGGACAGACCAAGACTATCTCTCAATGGGCAGAAGAATATGGTATGGGGCACCAAACCTTACGATATAGGTTGAATAAACGAAGAATGGCTATGGAGGAGGCCTTGACTTCTCCCAAACTTTATGGTTATAATACTAGGAGATAAATTAGACTATGGACTTCTTACGCGAGATTGTAAAAGAGATTGGAGATGACTTCACAAAACTTGCAAGCGAGATTGACGAAACTGAAACATACGTTGATACTGGTTCGTTCATCTTTAATGCTCTTGTATCTGGGTCTATCCGTGGTGGTGTTTCTGGGAATAAAATCACTGCAATTGCTGGGGAAAGTTCTACTGGAAAGACTTTTTTCTCACTCGCAGTGGTCAAGAACTTCTTGGATACTAATCCCGATGCATATTGCCTTTATTTTGATACTGAGGCAGCTGTCAATAAGTCACTCTTAGAAAGCAGAGGAATTGACCTTAAGCGTCTTGCCGTGGTTAATGTAGTAACTGTTGAGGAGTTCCGTAGTAAGGCACTCAAGGCAGTGGATATGTATCAAAAATCACCTGAGGAAGACCGCAAACCCTGCATGTTTGTGCTAGACTCTTTAGGAATGCTTTCGACTGAGAAAGAGATTACTGATGCACTCAATGAAAAGCAGGTTCGTGACATGACAAAATCACAACTAATTAAGGGTGCCTTCAGAATGTTGACACTCAAGTTGGGGCAGGCTAATATTCCAATGATAGTTACCAACCACACTTATGACGTTATCGGATCTTATGTTCCTACTAAAGAGATGGGAGGTGGTAGTGGTCTTAAGTATGCTGCCAGTACCATTATTCATCTTAGCAAGAAGAAAGAAAAAGATGGAACAGAAGTCATTGGAAATCTTATCAAGGCAAAGACTGCTAAGTCACGTCTAAGTAAAGAGAACAAGGAGGTCAATATTCGTTTATTTTATGATCATCGGGGTCTTGATAAGTATTATGGTTTACTTGAGTTAGGTGAACTTGCCGGAATGTGGAAGAACGTTGCCGGTCGTTATGAGATGACTGTCAATGGTGAGACTAAAAAAGTATATGCTAAGGCAATTCTGAAAGACCCAGAAGTTTATTTTACAGAAGAAGTAATGCAGCAACTTGATGCTGCCGCGAAAAAAGAATTCTCTTATGGAACGGATTGAGACTACAATTCTCAGAAACTTAATATGCAACGAAAATTATTCTCGTAAAGTCATTCCATTTATAGAACCAACATATTTTGAGCAAAGAGGTGAAAAAGTAATCTTTGAGGAGATTACTCAATTCATTGTGAAGTATGGTTCTGCCATTACAATCGAAGCACTAAATATTGAGGTTGAGAATCGGACAGATCTAAACGAGAGTGAGATTAAAGAAACTAGAGATATCTGCAATTCGTTTACGGATCTTCCAGTAGATAATGAATGGTTATTAGACACTACCGAAAAGTGGTGTCGTGATCGTGCGATTTATCTTGCACTGATGGAATCGATTCATATTGCAGATGGAAATGATGAGAAGAAGAGTAGAGATGCGATTCCTTCTATTCTTTCTGATGCACTGGCAGTTTCTTTTGACAACAACATTGGACATGACTACTTAGAAAACTATCAAGAAAGATATGAGTACTATCACAGGAAGGAGGAGAAGGTTTCATTTGATCTCGAATACCTTAATAAGATTACGAGCGGGGGTATATCTAATAAAACTCTTACTATCGCGCTTGCTGGGTGTGTTCATCCAGAAACCAAAGTTAAAATTAGATTTAGGAAGATTTCTTGGTGGATTGAAAAAGAAACAACAATTGCTGAAATCAAAACATTACTTGATAATGGATATGAGATAGAAGTTGATTCTCCTGATGGATATGTTCCAGTTAATTTCTTTATTAACAAAGGAATGTATGATGAATATGTTTTGAGAATCAATGGCATTGATGAACTTATAAGATGTAATGCCGATCATTTATTTCAGACATCTTTGGGGTGGATGAGTGCATCGCATCTTTATAAAAAATATAAAATAATGCATTTTTTAACCGAGAGTGGTTATAAACTTGGTAGTGTATCTAAAACAGGAAATCAAATACCTATTGTTGATATTAATGTAAATCATCCAAATCATAGGTATTATACTAATGGAGTTTCCTCTCATAATACTGGTGTCGGCAAGTCTTTATTCATGTGCCATGTTGCTAGCTCCGTGTTGCTCCAAGGGAAAAACGTTCTCTATATTACAATGGAGATGGCAGAAGAGAAAATTGCTGAACGAATTGACGCAAACTTATTAGATGTTGCTATTCAGAATATTGTAGATTTGCCTAAGTCAACGTTTGAAAATAAAGTAACTAAATTAGCAGCAAAAACTCAAGGCACACTTATAATTAAAGAATACCCTACAGCATCTGCACATAGTGGACATTTTAAAGCACTTCTTAGTGAGCTTGCACTTAAGAAGTCATTTAGACCTGATATTATTTTCATTGATTACCTTAATATATGTGCTTCCTCCCGTTATAAGTCAGGCATGTCTGTCAATTCATATAGTTATATTAAATCTATTGCAGAGGAGCTTAGAGGGTTGGCTGGAGAAGCCGAGGTCCCGATTGTTAGTGCGACACAAACTACTCGTTCAGGGTATTGCTTGGACTTGAAAACACAAGTTCAAACACCGCAAGGTATGAAAGAACTTTCAAATATTCAAGTTGGAGATTTGGTGCTTTCAAACACTGGTTATAATCAAGTTTTAAATGTTTTTCCAAAATCTAAAAAGAAATCTTACAAAATTACTTTGGAAGATGGTAAAGAAATCATTTGTAGTGAAGAACACTTGTTCCCAACTCAAAATGGTGAAGTGAATATCAAAGGGGGTTTGAAAGAAGGTATGTGTCTTTATGTGAAGGAATAGTATGTGTAAGTTATACTTCAAAGTTAGTGGTGAGAACTTTGATGAGATTGTGAAATTTGTAAAAGAACTCAAAGAGAATAATAAAACAATGCTTCTTTATGAGATTTCTTATACTCCTCCAAGAACAGAAACATTAGTTGTTGGAAAGAAACACAGAAGTACAAATTATACTGAAACTTATCCTCAATCAGTTGCTTTTTATAAACTTCGTTATGGTATTTTGAATTGAAAATGATGCTGAAAAAAATTCTAAAAATTGAAGAACTTGATGAAAGAGAACTTATAGATATTGAAGTATCTGGAAATCATTTGTTCTATGCGAATGCTATTCTCACACATAATAGTAGCAGTGATGTTGACCTTACTGACACTTCTGAGTCCTTTGGTCTCCCTGCTACTGCTGATCTTATGTTTGCCCTTATTAGCACTGAGGAACTTGAACAGATTGGACAGATAATGGTGAAGCAATTAAAGAATAGGTATAATGATACTGTAGTCAATAAGAGATTTGTGATTGGAATTGATCGTTCCAAGATGCGTCTTTATGATTGCGAACAGTCAGCACAAGATAATATACTTGACTCTGGACAAGAAGAAGAGTATAATAACGAGGACAGACCTAAGAAATCATTTGAGGGATTTAAATTTTCATGACCGTAAACACTGATGCATATCTTGAGTTTGTGAATGCCGTCACATCTCAACCAAGTAAAGATGCCGATGCCTTTGAGTATCGTATTCAAGAACTTCGTGGAGAAGGATTTGAAACACATCGACTTCTCACTGCCTCTGTTGGTATGTGTGCCGAAGCAGGTGAGTTTACTGAAGTCGTAAAGAAGATTATCTTTCAGGGTAAACCTGTCAATGAAGAAAACTTGTTTCATCTCAAACGTGAACTTGGAGATATTATGTGGTATGTTGCACAGGCATGTATGGGTCTCAATATTTCTCTTGATGATATCATTGAGATGAATGTTGATAAACTCAAATCACGATATCCTGGTGGAGAATTTTCCGTAAAACATTCCGAAATCCGTAAGGAGGGAGACATTTGATGGGATACTTAATAGGAGTTTGTATTGGCATAATTGGTATATTGTATTTTAAAATACTTAAATTTCAATCTCGTATTCATAAATTGGAGTATGCTATAAAAAATAATATTCATAATTACGATTATGTAACTAATACTCAGGATCAAATAAAGAGAGATAGAAAATTTTTTGAATCTGAAATATCAAAAATTTACGATAAAATAGAAAAACAAAAGGGGTAATTATGAGTCAAGATAAAAAAGTAACATTAGAACTATCTGTCTATCAGGCAGCAGCAGTTCGTCAGTCATTGTTTACTGATACGAAAGGGTATACTTATGATCCTACGATTTTTCCACAACGTGTGATTGATATTCGTCAAGCAATTGTAAGTCTTGATGAACAAATCGAAGAGGCACTTAAGGAAGAATAATGTATACAATTCTCAACTATCTTATATCATTCTGGACGGTAGTTGTGATGAATTGTATACAACCTGTGAACTGGAAATATTGTTATCGAATTGACCAATGGTTAGTTCCAGATATTCAAGAAGGATGGAAACATTATACTGGTGAGATAGTTCCATATCAAAAAGAGAAGGACTATCTCAAAAGAATATAATCAATTTATTATCTTCCAATATCACCAAAAGATCTAGATTTTCCAGTTCCTCTACCTCCAGTAACCTTGCCATATCTTCCTGATGTCCTTGTATCTGAAGGTTCTGCAGGTCCAAGAACTTCACCTGTTCTTATATTGGTAAAAGTTCTTCTTCTTACACCAGAAACTGTTCCAACACTACTTGTAGGTGTTCCTTTTCCTCTTTTTCCAGTTTGAGCATACCCAGTATTTTTTACTGCATTAGTTCTTTGCCTTTTTTGTTTTGCAGTTTCTTTAGGTTTTGTGTCAGATTCTCTAGAGTCTGTTTTTTCAATAGAAGACTCTATTTTTTTTAATCGAGAGAATCTTTTTACTTGTTCTTCTGGACTTCCATCTCTTTCTCTACGTAGTTCTGATTCTTTAGATTTTGCCTTTGGTCTACCACCATTCCACCAACTCAATTTTGCTTCTAATATAAATTGTCTATATGTCTTCATTTTTACTTTTTAAATATTTAGAAAAAAATGCATCCAGAAATAACTAGTTTAATAAAAACTTTTGATTCAAAAACTAAAAATAAAAAAGAAAAATATAAAGATTTTCTTACACATGTCTATATGACTTTTGATAAAAAGATAGTATCATCTAAGGTAGATCGGGAAATGAATAAATATAAGAAAATGAGAATAGATGTGATCAACTATATTGTTGCACATGAAAATCAGATAATAAAACAATTAAGTAAGTAATGAAAAGTTTCTCTCAATTTATTATCGAAGCACCCGATGCCGTAACTCAAGCAAAGGCACTTGGATTTAAAAGTGATGGTCATGGTGGTTGGGGAAGAGTCATTAGAGGTACTTGGGAGTTTATGGGTAAAACCTTCACTAACCCAAAAACAGGAAGAACAACAATTGAGTATTCAAATAAAGGAACAAAAGTAGGAGGACAAGATCGTAGACAAACTCCAAGAGAAAAAAAATTATCAGCAACAACATATGCTCCAATAGCAGCATCATATGAGTATGGAACTGATGACTACGAAAAAGAATTGAGAGAAAAATATATTAATAAAGAAATTTTTAATATTGATGAATGGGTAAAATGTGATATTAGTGAAAGTGTTGGAAAGATTATCCGAAGAGGAACAAACTATCTAATCTGTGTAACTGAAGATGGTGAGATGTTTAAACCTTGGATTAAAGATGTATTAGAATCAGTAACTAATAGTAATGCACCTTCTGGGGTTCCTGCCGATCAGAGACTTGTAGGAACTGATGCTCATAGAAAGTATGTGGAAAAAATGGTTCCAGGAAGTGAATGGGGTAAACAATTTATAAATAAATATAAGAAAAAGTAAGATTAGTTAAGACTTCCAATGAGTAATAACGTATTTGAAGAAGCTCCTCAAAGAATAAAGGGTAGTTCTCCTGCCAACACTATTGTTGACAAAGTTCGAAAGCAGGCTAGACAACTTGCGTATGATGTTAGATATGAAGTAAAAGGTCAGTTTAAGGACGGTCAAAAAACTGATCCTGCGGCATTGAAGCGTGCTTATATGCAAAAGTTGACATCAAAAAATCCTCCTGGTCCCGTTAAAGCACTAGCGCAAAAGATGTTGATGGGTGAACAGTATGATTTTGCTATGGTCGAATCTTCACTTCCTCAGATTTTTAATAAAGTATTTGTAGAAGGTGTTAGAGAATATGTATTAAGGGTAAAAGATCCTAAATCAGGTTCACAGTATACAAGGTCTTATAGTACATATGCTGCTGCAGAAGCAAAGGCAAATCAACTTAGGCAAAAAGAAGGTTTGCGTGTAGAACTTGTTACTGCTAGTAGTAGTGCGAAGAAAGGAACTTATGATAATAAGGGTGGTGATAAACCCAATGATGGTAATCTTGCCAACAATCGTAAACCTTATGATAAAGTAACTCGTGGTGATGTAATTGCCGGAGCAACTGGTAAAGATGAGATGGGTGGTAAAAGAAAAGTTAATAAGGAAGAAGTCATTTATGAAACAGAAGATGAGCAAGGTAAAAAACTTGATGTAATGAAAGGCAAAAATAAAGTCACAATTAATCCTAATGTTTTAGAGAATGCAACACAATATTTTTATGATCAGGGATATAATGAAGAAGATATTGCAATAATCTCTGAGGGAATGGGTTATGATATGTTCCTTGAATTTGTTAATGAGGTTGGAACTACGATATGTCTTTATGAAGATGTACAAGGAGAACTATTAACAAAAGCAGGTAAAGCAAGAAAGAATCCAAAGATTACTAAATCTGCCGGAACAGCAAGTGAAATTCCACCTAACAAATCAAAAGAAACTAAAAAATCTGATGAAAAGAAATCTTCTCCTGGACAACTTTCAATTAATTACAATAAGAAACCATCCCCTCCAGGACAGAAAAAAATTAAGCAGGGAATTCAGACTGCAGTAAAAAAAGCAACTTCTCCAGAAGCAAAGAAAAAAGTTGGTGCTGCAAATACATCCCCTCCAGGACAGGAAAAAATTAAGCAGGGAATTCAGACTGCAGTAAAAAAAGCAACTTCTCCAGAAGCAAAGAGAAAAGTTGGTGGTGCAGTTAAAGATGCTGCAAATACTGCTGCAAGAGTTGCACTTTCTGCTTGGAAGGGTCATCAAGCGGCAATGAAAAGGAAGAGGGAAGGTGGATCAATTGCTAACCAAATTGGTTCTGGTGCAGATAGAGCAGTTAGATCTTTCTTTGAGAAAGGAAAAAGACATTTAGAAAATTATGAACCCACTGTCCGTGAGGGAATTAAAGCAGAACTTGATGCACTGAAGGCACAAAGAGTTGAGGAGGAAAAAAAATCTGATGATGCAGCAAAAGCAAAAGCAAAAGAAGAAGAAGCAAGAAAACAAAGAGAAAGAAATCTAAGATCTGCTATGATAGAGAGAGATAAAAAAATGCTAAGAATACCTGAGAGTATAGAAAATATGCGTTATTGTCCGGATTGTGAGAAAGATGAGACAAGAGAAGAATGTAAGTATGGTACAAAAAATTGGGACGAAAGATCTCAACCTACAAAGGCAGAAGATCCAAGGTCAATGCCTACCAGAATCAATCTTGCAAAGAACAAGTTGAGAGCAATGGGTCTTAAGATGTCTTATGATATGGAAGGTGATATGGTTGATGAGAAGTATCAGGGAATGTATCAGTCCCCTGCTCCTACTTATAATAGATTAAAGAGTGGAGATCCAAAGGCAACTATGTCTCCTGGTCGTCGTGCTCTGGAAAGATCCGATGAACTTCAAAGGAAAGATCCAAAATCTCCGAGAGCAAAGAAACAGAAGAGAGTATCAGATCAAATAAATCGCAACTTCCAATCTGCACGTAAAACTGTAGGTGAAGGATCGAGTGTTGAAGATCAGATGGCAGTGAGTCAAAACCTATACAGATCACGTCCAGGAGAGAGTGATTGATGCCTGCAGTATCACAAAATCAAAAGATTGAAGTGAAAGAAGCACTTCGTAGTTCTTTGCTTTCTGATCCAAAATTTATGGCGAGAATTGCCAAAGAAGAAGAAGAACAAAAACCTAAAGTAAAAAAGTCTTTTTCTACATTCAATAAAAATGCTCAGAAAGCAAAGAAAGGATATGAAGTAGATAATAAAAACCCATTCAATGTTCATAGAAACACTACATATTATTAAAAATTTCCTATATAGTTTAGACTTCTGGTTCAAACTATGTTAGCATTTTTACTTCCACTCGCATCAAAAATTATTGGTGATGCAGTTTCTAAAGTTCCTGATAATGAGGAACTGGGTGAGAGACTTATAGAGATTTGTTTAGTTATTCTTAGTAAGGCAGTTAAACTGACTAAAACTGATATGGATGATCAACTTCTTGAAGTAGTTTCAAATGCTATTAAAGCAAGAGAAACTGAATAATATAAATATCATTATAAAAAGAATTATAAGGTAATAGAACATGTCTCTATGGGGCGATAAAGATTTAGTAACAAGCACGGGAACTATTTCCATTGACTTTGCTAGTAAAACTGTTACTGGTGCTGGAACAACATTTACCGATGATGGTGTCACTCAAGGTGATGTTATTAGTGTAGGTACCGGTGCAACTTATGGTTTTGCTGTAGTTGATTCTGTAACAAATAATGGATCACTAACAATCTATAGCACAGATTATTTTGTTGCTGGTGTTACGACAGTTCCTGCATCAACTACGTTTGCTATTTCACAGGAACCTCTGTATGCAATGGCGGATACTGCATATGCTGCACCTGAAGTTCAGACTGGACTTTCAACTAATCCTGTAACTCGTGTAGTATACGGAATAGATGAAATTGAAGCAGGAATTGCTGCAACAACGGCATATGCTGTTACACATTCTGGTTGGGTTGGAATTACAACTTATATTGATATGCACGGAAAATTGAGAGTTAAGAATGAAGTTTTAGTTGCTGGTGGTATTCTGACTACATCTGATGCTACTGACGATAGTGTTTTCCCAGATAGTTGATAATGTAGTATGAGATTTGAAGAGTTGAATGAGAGTAATTACTTACTCTTTGCTATAAAATTCTATAATAATCCCCAAGCAGTCACAAAAGATGATTTTGAAGATGACTTAAAAAGAATTAAGTACATTAAAAGATTATTGAAAAGATATAAGAATACTGGGGAACTTAAAACTCATCTCATACTTAATCATTTAACTGTACTATTCAACGTCTTTGATGATGCAGCAATTCCCTTATTATTTTATAATCTTGAAGATGAACTTTGGCCTTGTATAAAAAGTTTTTTTGTATTTTTAAATAGGATACCAGAATACCCTAAAACAAAAATTACTGAATTGAAAGAAGATGAGTATTGTATACAACAATTAAAAGAAATCTGAGTGTTATGAATGATAGAAGATTAAATCACATAAGGAATATGATTAGATCTTTGAAAGAAGAAGCAATTGCTAATTCTGTTGGAGATGGTAGTGGTGTTGCAGGATTGACTGGAGAACCTCCTGTGAATTTAATAAAGAAAAAGAAAAAGAGACCTACTATTATCGCCAGAGGTTTGATGCCTGGAGCAAGAAAACGATGGAATAGTGGAGTAAAATAATGCTATCCAACAACTCAAAGGTTGCTGTATTAGAATCAAAACTTGATATGTATGAGGAACTCTCAAGGGAGATGCTTTCTAAATTGGAATCGGCAGTAGAAAAAATATCTGAAGGAAATAATCGTATTGCTCAAATCCTAACGAAGCATGATGAAAGAATTGAGCAAAGTATGAAGACTGATGGTCTTATTATAAAGATGATTGACGAATTAAAAGATACAGAAGAAAAGAATAATAGAATTCTACACGAAAGAATAGATAAAATACAGATAGAGATAAAAGCATTTTCAAAGTTTAGATGGCAGGTAGGAGGAGTTCTAGTGGTCTCCGCACTGCTCATAGGTGCCGGTAGTCGAATCGCACCTTTCTTCTTGACTCAGACCCCACAGCAGGTTATAATAGACCCAGTAAGGTAGTACCTATACATAATGGATCTGGTTGACTCCAAGTATATTGGGATGATATCTTCTCGTCTCCAGAAATTTAAGAGAGTTAAAGATAACCTCTATAACTTTCGTTGCCCTATTTGTGGTGACTCACAGAAGAATAAAAATAAGACACGGGGATATATCTACCAGGTCAAAAATAATACAAACTTCAAGTGCCATAATTGTGGTGCGAGTATGTCTTTTAATAATTTACTGAAAGAGATTGATGTAAGTCTTCATAAGCAATATACTCTTGAGAAGTTTAAGGAAGGACATACCGGTAGAAACTTTGTTGTTCAAGCACCAAAGTTTGAATTTAAGAAACCAGTATTCAAGAAATCGATCAATCTTCCAAAGGCATCTACAAATTCTTTTGCCAATGAATATCTTGTAAATCGCAAGATAGATCCGGATAGGTTTTATTATGCTGACAAGTTCATGGAGTGGACGAATACTCAGAAACAAACCTTTGATACTATCAAGAAGGATGAGAGTCGTATCGTAATACCAATGTATGATGAGAACAAAAATCTCATTGGATTTCAGGGTAGAGCACTGGGAAAATCATTCACTAAATACATCACCGTGATGTTGGATGAGGAAGCACCGAAGGTTTATGGACTTGAAACTATTGACAAAACAATTGCTGTTTATATCACAGAAGGACCTTTCGACTCAACATTCATTTGTAACTCGATTGCGATGTGCGGAGCTGACGTTGATATTAGTAACTGGGGCATTAGCAATCCTGTTTGGATCTATGATAACGAACCACGCAATCGAGAAATCGTCAATCGAATCGGTAGAACAATCGATAATGACAACTCCATAGTGATTTGGCCGACGAATATAATACAGAAAGATATCAATGACATGGTTCTTTCTGGACATGATGTTATGTCTGTGGTAGAATTGAATACCTATTCAGGATTAGAAGCAAAAATTAAATTTAACAACTGGAAAAAAATATGACTAACGGGACAAAGGTAACTAAAAGAAATGGAAAAAATGAACCTCTTGATTTAAATAAACTACATGTAATGGTAGAAGAGGCATGTAAAGATCTTGCCGGTGTATCTGCAAGTCAGGTTGAAATTCAATCTGGTATTCAGTTTTATGACGGTATTACAACAGATGAGATTCAGGAGATTCTAATTCGTTCTGCATCAGATTTGGTAAGTTTGGATAATCCCAACTATCAGTTTGTTGCCGCACGACTTCTTTTGTTTGCCGTTCGTAAGCAATTGTATGGTCGTATGCACGAAACTCCAACAGTAAAGGAGCAAGTTGAGCAATGTGTTGCTAAAGAAGTTTATGATGCAGAAATACTTGACCTGTATTCTGATGAAGAGTTTGATAAACTTCAGTCCTTTATTGATCATGATAGAGACTACTTGTTTACTTATGCAGGTTTACGTCAAGTCTGTGATAAGTATCTTGTGCAAGACAGAAGTAATGGTAAGGTATATGAGACTCCACAGTTCATGTATCTTCTGATTGCCGCAACCATATTCTCTAAATATCCAAAGGAGACAAGATTAGAATACGTTAGGAAATATTACGATGCAATCTCAAGACACAAAATCAACATTCCCACACCTATCATGGCAGGGGTGCGAACTCCACTTCGACAATTTGCTAGCTGTGTTCTTGTTGATGTTGATGACACCCTCGATAGCATCTTTAGTTCTGATATGGCTATCGGCAAATATGTTGCACAAAGGGCGGGAATCGGTATCAACGCAGGTCGAATCCGTGGCATCAACAGTAAGATCAGAGGTGGTGAAGTACAACACACAGGTGTTGTCCCTTTCCTCAAAAAGTTTGAAGCAACTGTCAGATGCTGCACTCAGAATGGCATCAGAGGTGGATCAGCGACTGTCCACTTCCCAATCTGGCACATCGAAATCGAAGACATCCTAGTTCTTAAGAACAATAAGGGTACAGAAGACAACCGAGTGAGGAAACTTGACTACTCAATCCAAATTTCAAAACTTTTTTACGAACGTTTCATTAAGAATGAGCAGATTAGCTTATTCTCACCGCATGACGTACCAGGTCTCTATGATGCTTTTGGTACTGATGCATTTGACTCTTGTTATGTGGACTATGAATCAGATCAGTCTATTCCAAGAAAGACTATCGGGGCACAAGAATTATTTTTCGACCTTCTAAAAGAACGTGCCGAAACTGGTAGAATTTATATCATGAACATTGACCATTGTAATTCTCACTCATCCTTTATGGATAAAGTTGAGATGAGCAACTTATGTGTTGCCCCAGAAACTCAAATTCTTACTAAAGATGGATATCAAACTATTTATGAAATGGTGGGTGATTATGTTGATGTTTGGAATGGTGAAAAGTGGTCTAATGTTTTAATTGAAAAAACATCAGATTGTCAAGAATTGATGAAGGTTATTATTGATAGTGAAGAAATTGAATGTACTCCATACCACAGATTTTTTGTTGTAAACGGAAAAAATTATTCCAGAAATAAAAAAATTATTGAAAAGAGGGCATATGATTTGAAATCGGGTGATAAAATTATTAAGTTTGATTTACCTATCATTGAAGGAGAATTAAATCTAGAAAATTCATATACTTTAGGTTTTCATTCTGGAGATGGATCATATCATAGAGGTACTCCAATACTTGATTTGTATGGATCTAAAAAAGATATTTTAGAGTATCTTCCATATACAAAATACTATAATTTGGATAATAAAATTAGAGTAATTTTAGATATTCCCCCCCATACTAAATTTGTGGTTCCCGATTGCAATTATACAATTGAGTCTAGATTGAAGTGGTTTGCTGGATTGGTTGATTCAGATGGACACATTGCAAAAAACAATCAGACAGAAACAGTTCAAATAAATTCAATTAACTTTGAATTTCTTAGAAGTATCAAGTATATGCTTCATACTCTTGGAGTTGATTGTAAAATCAAAAAAATTTATGAAAATAGAAAGCAATTTATGCCTGATGGTAAAGGTGAAACGAAAGAGTATGAATGCAATGAAGTGTGGAGATTGCTTATTTCTAATAGCGGTCTCATCAAATTATGCAATCTTGGTTTTGCAGAATATGTAATGAGATCTAAAATTTCAAAAAATATTCCAAATAGAAATGCTGAAAGATTTCATATTGTTGAAGATATTATTTTCACTGGAAGAAAAGATTCAACCTATTGCTTTACCGAATCAGATAGAGGAATGGGTATGTTCAACGGATTTCTTCTTGGGAATTGTCAAGAGATTACTTTGCCTACAAAACCTTTACAACATATTGATGATGAAAATGGTGAAATTGCTCTCTGCATCCTTAGTGCTATTAATATTGGTAAAATTAGGGATCTTGAAGATCTTGATGTTCTTTGTGATCTTGCTGTCAGGAGTCTTGATGAACTCATTGATTTTCAGGGATATCCCGTCAGAGCAGCAGAGATTGCCACAAGAGCACGTCGTTCGTTAGGTATTGGTTATATTGGACTGGCACACTACCTTGCCAAGAATGGTCATAGGTATGAAGATCCTGAGGCATGGAAATCTGTTCATGACCTATCTGAAGCATTCCAATACTATCTCATTCAGGCAACTGTTAATCTTGCGAAAGAAAAAGGTGCATGTGAATACAGTCATCGTACCAAGTATGGTAATGGAATTCTTCCGATTGATACATATAAGAATGAGGTAGATGAAATAGTTACAAATGAGCTTCACTATGATTGGGAGAGTCTTAGGGCACAAGTTAAGCATTATGGAGTTAGGAACTCAACATTGTCCGCACAGATGCCTTCAGAGAGCAGTTCCGTTGTGTCAAACGCAACAAATGGAATTGAACCACCTAGAGGTTACTTGTCCATTAAGAAGTCCAAAAAAGGACCTCTTAAGCAGATTGTTCCACAATATGGAACACTGAAGAACAATTATGATCTTCTTTGGGAAATGAGATCTAATAAAGGATACATTAATATTGTTGCCGTAATGCAAAAATTCTTTGACCAGGCAATCTCTGGCAATTGGAGTTATAATCCGGAACATTATCCCAACAATGAGATCCCTGTGTCAGTTATGGCACACGATATGCTTTACTCATATTCAATGGGATGGAAAACCGCATATTACCAAAACACTTATGACATCAAGACTGATGAAATGGACGATTCCAATGAGTCACTTGATAGTTTAATTTCTCAATTAGAAACCGCAGAGGAGGAAGACTGTGAGTCTTGTAAGATTTAAGACAAATAAAGAAGAGAGACCAATGATCGATTCTATGACCGTGTTCAATGCAGAAGAGGTAGACACTAAAAAGCAACCAATGTTCTTTGGAAAACCATTAGGTATTCAGAGATATGATTCTTATAAGTATCCAATTTTTGACAAACTTACAACGCAACAACTGGGATATTTCTGGAGACCCGAAGAAGTATCCCTCCAGAAAGACCGTGCGGACTATCAGACACTACGCCCTGAGCAAAAGCACATTTTTACCAGCAATCTTAAGTACCAGATCATGCTGGATTCTGTACAAGGGCGTGGTCCTGGGATGGCTTTTATCCCTTACTGTAGCTTACCTGAATTAGAAGCATGTATGGAGGTCTGGGGGTTCATGGAGATGATCCATAGTCGTTCATATACTCATATCATTAAGAACGTTTATTCAGACCCCTCAGATGTGTTTGATCACATTCTGAATGATGAACGAATTGTTGAACGTGCAATGAGTGTGACTGGGGCATATAATGATTTTATTAATGCAGCACATCATTATGATAGTACTAATGATTGGCAACACGCATTAGAAGGAGTTCCTTATGCACAAGAATCAAGATATGAACTCAAACGCAAACTCTTCAAAGCAGTTGCGAATGTTAATATCCTTGAAGGTATTCGATTTTACGTATCATTTGCTTGCAGTTTTGCTTTTGGTGAACTCAAACTTATGGAAGGAAGTGCAAAAATCATCTCACTGATTGCTAGAGATGAGAATCAGCATCTTGCCATTACTCAGAATATTCTAAAGAAGTGGAGAGAAGGTGATGATCCTGAGATGGCAAAAATCTTCAAAGAAGAAGAGCAGTGGTTGATTAATACGTTTGAAAATTGTGTTAATCAAGAAAAACTTTGGGCAGAATATTTGTTCAAGGATGGTTCGATGATTGGTCTCAATGATAAATTGCTTCAGCAGTATGTGGAATGGATTGCCAATCGTAGAATGAAATCAATTGGACTTAAGACGATCTATGACGTACCCGCAAAGAATAACCCACTCCCCTGGACGGAACATTGGATTTCTTCTAAAGGTCTTCAGATCAGCCCACAGGAAACGCAAGTGCAGTCATATATTGTTGGTGGAATTAAGCACGATGTCACTGGCAATACATTTGCTGGTTTCAGTCTTTAATTGACCTTAAGACTGAACTAATATATTATATCGGGCAGCAACTTGTGTCTTGGCGGATTATAGTTGCGTAAGTCCCACTTTTTTATTATAAATAATAGTAAGTCAACGCCAAGACACAATGAACGAATATTATACTTACGCTTACTTGCGTAAAGATAGGACTCCCTATTATATTGGTAAAGGTAAAGAATATAGAGCATATTTTAAGTGTAAAGGTGAAATACAACCACCTAAAGATAAATCCAGAATAATCTTTCTAAAACAAAACCTAACTGAAGAAGAATCATTTAGGCACGAAATCTATATGATTGCTGTCCTTGGTAGAAAGGATTTGGGAACTGGTATTCTTCGCAACAGAACTAATGGTGGTGAAGGTGCTTCTGGTATTGTTATAAGTGAGGAAACTAGGAGAAAATTGAGTGAAATAAACAAAGGTAAAATCCTTACAGAAGAAACAAAAAGAAAGATGAGTGAATCAAAAAAAGGTAAAAATCATCCTACTTACAATAAAACAATCTCGCAAGAAACCAGACAAAAATTAAGTGAATCTCATAAAGGAGAAAAAAATCATTTTTATGGTAAAAAACATTCTCCAGAGACAAGAGAAAAAATGAAACTTGCTTGGAAGAAAAGAAAAAATGAAGAGAAAGTTTAGATTGTCATTACCCGAAGATGATTGTGTGGTTAAACTCCAAGAGTATTGTAAGTTTTCTCTTACTCTATTAAAAATTCCTGTAGTATCTAAACCATTATGTATTGATGCAAACTGTCATAATAATGTAAATCATTATGTAGAAACTTATGGTGGAGAAAAAATAAGTGGATATTATTTGATTACAGATATTAGTGATGAAAGATATGGATGTGCAATATATCATAGTATTTGGAAAAATACTTATGGAGATATGGTGGATATAACACCTTTTGATGATAGGGAGTATAATATATTTTCTGTATTGAATACAGATAAATATTATTCAGGAGTTCTTTTTGACGGTAAAAAATATATGATACTTAAACCAGGAAAAAATATAATCTGATGGAAGAAAATAAAACTATCTGTAAAGGAAATTGTAAGTGCAACTGTGTAAAAACTGAAGATGCATTAGAGATGTATAGAGAAGCAGCAAAATCTGATGCTTTTCTATTTGGTGATTATAATGGTTATGAAGCATATACTGAGGACTCCTAAGGGAGTCTTTTTTTTTATAAATATTCTTATAAAGAGTTAATTAAGAATTACGATGAGAGCTTTATCGCAGTCCGAGTACGGAGAAATCAGAAGTTTGTATGAGAGTATCTATGCTCCTCAAGTAGATGAGGAACTAGAACTTTCTGATGAAGAGTTAGAAGATATTGTAGAAGAAGTTGTTTCAGATCTTCTTGAAGAAGGATATGATATTGATGACATCGAAGAAGGTTTTAACGACTATATTGAAGAAGATTTTTCAATTTTTAAATGAAGCAAGAGCAGCAAGAAGAGCACGTAAAGGTTCTAAGTCTTATGATGAAGTAAAAGCAGAACAGGATGCTAAGGAAGCAGAAAGAAAAGCAAGAAAAGAAGCAAAGAAAAAACCAGCATCAACAGGAATGGGTGCTACAAAAACATCTATTCCATCTATTCCATCTACTAAAAAATCCCCAGAGAAAAAATCTATTGCGAGTAGGTTAAAGGGAGCAGTTAAGAGAGTGGTTGGGGGTAAAAAGGGTGCGGAAAGAGTTACTGCTAGTGATCGTTACCAAAAATCCACAAGGATGTCTCCTGTAAGAGCGCAGAAAAATTCAAGGGTAACGATAGGGTCTGAAGATAAGAGAGACCTTGCAAAAAGAAAAGCAGAAAGAACCCAAAACAGAATTGACAAAAAAATTAAAAGTGCTCAAGGAGATTCAAGTAAAAGTCTTAAAGCAAGAGTCTCAACGGGTGTTAAAAAAGCAACTGATACTGCAAAACGTGTTAAAGCAGGTGCTCAAATTGCTGGTATAATTGCAAAAGGAAGTGCTCAAAATGCACAAGATAGTGCTGTAAGAGCAAAACGTAGAGCAGAACTTGCTGGTAGTAAAGCAGTGACGGCAGTCAAGAATGCTCCTGGTAATATCAAAAAAGGAATTAAGAGTAGAATTGCTAGTGGATTACAGAAGGTTTCTGATAGGGCAGGTAGTGCTGCTAAGAGAATGTCTGAAGAGGTTGAGACATATGATGTAGTAGTCGAGTTCCTGTGCGACTACGGCATCGCAGAAGACCTCCAAGAGGCGGAATGGTTGATGGTCAATGAGATTGACTCTGAGGACATTGAGAACATTCTAGAGGCATACGGATCACCGAGACCAACTAACCTTCCTCTCTCTAGAGAAAGAATGACTAGAAAAGTAGATGACTGGAAAGAAAATCCAAATAGAGACTTTGGTAAGAGAGGAACTGCTGCTAAAAATCTAAGGTCTAGAGCAAATGCAGTTGTAGGAACACAACGTCGTCAAGACACAGAAGTTGGATTGCGTTAGAAAACTCACATAATACTCAAAGGGGGCTTGACAAGTCTCCTTTTTTTATGTAGACTAGGTTTGTCCCCGTTAAAGATAAATAATAGCTCATTGAATTCTATAAGATGAGTTATGAGAATTCTTGGATATACAATAATGAACCTTTTGAGTCTGATGCTATTGGGAATTACTTTGGTTTTGTTTACTGTATTACCAATAAGACCACCGGTAGAAAATACCTTGGAAGGAAATACTTTTGGTCATTCAGAACTCCACCAGGAAAAAAGAGAAAAGTAAAACAAGAATCTGATTGGAAGAAATATTATGGTTCTTGTCCTGAGTTAAAGGAAGATATAAAAAGATACGGCAAAGAGTTCTTCAGTAGAGTAATACTAAGTCTTCATGAGAAGAAGGGAGACTGTAACTTTGAGGAGACCAAGCAGTTGTTTCTAAATAATGTGCTATCAGAGGCACTTGACAACGGAGCACCAGCATACTATAATAGCAACATTCTCGGCCGTTACATGCGGAAAGATTATGGAAATT